CTTGCTTGACTTGTACAGTGAACGCATAGCAAAGATCAGACCAGTAGGACCTGACATCGGCTGAACGCCACAAACGTCATATGCCATCAGGTTAGGCATTGCACGACGAACAAGAGCGATAAGAACTGGGTTCCAGTTGTTAACGTCACCGGCTGAAGTCGGAGATGCTTCGTTCAGCATTTCGCTTGCTTCAGACAGTTCACGTTCTGTTGATTCCAGTACAGCAGCAGTAACTGCTTTACGGTGGTAATCTTCGATAGCAGGAACGCCTTCTGCGTTAAGCAGACCGTCCCACTTCTCGATTAAATTTCTGTATGTGTGATCCATTTTTTTTATTCCCCTTTTCGGTTATTAAGATCGAATGTTCAGAGCATCAATATACTTCTGCATATTGGAGCTAACAGGTTTTACTTCTTCACCGTCCCATTCTTCGTTCATGTCTTCAGTTTCTGCTTCGATAGCAGGCCTAGACTTCTTGAAGTATGATTCTTTGACGGTTTTAACTTTTTCGAAGAATGAATCTTCATCTTCAAAGTCGAGAGATTCAACCAGCGAACCAAGCTTCTCTGCTTCTGTTTCTGCCATATCTTCAGCATGCTCGGCAACAATGATTGCGCGCTTGTATGCTTCCAGTTCTTCTGACATTTCCAGAACGCTTGAAGTTTGCTCGTTCAGTTTTTCTTCCAGACTTTCAACTTGATCTGCAAGTTCGTCAACCAGGTCAATTTTAGACTCAGGAACTTCGATGTAAGATTCAACAAACAGGTCTTTCAGATTGCCCATGAAATCTTCAGCAATCTCGGTACGCAGACCTTGCTCGATTGCCACTTCGTTTTCCGTCATCCAAGTTTCAACAACATAGTTGAGGTAGCTATCAACCTTCTCTACCAAATCATCACGAGTTGCCTCGATTTCTTCAGCAAGTTGAGTTTGATATTCATTTTCAAGACGATCAACTTCTTCAGAAATTGTTGTCTTGATTGCAGTTTCAAAAATAACAGCAGACTTTGCCTTGAACTCATCGGAAAGAGTCGCTTCTGATTCAACCAGATTAGTCAATTCTTCTGAGAAATCATAAGAATTTTCTTCCAGTTCTTCTGAATCTTCTGCTTCAAACTCGCCGAATTCTTCAGACATTTTGCTGTACATTGCAGAAAGTTCTTGCTTACCAAGACCAGTCATCTTAGCGACCATTGCGTTAAGCATGCCTGCCTTAGTTTTAGGCATTGGATCTTGATGACCCTTGTCACCAGTGCGCTTAGGTGCTTTCTTGATAGAATCGTCTGTCTTATCAACAGTATCAATTGACTGTCTTTCTGCACCTTCCATGTCGTGTTTTCCTTCCTCTAGGTTGTCTTCACCATTTGGAAGTTCAACATCTTCGAAATCAAATTCTTGATCTTCGCTCATATTGATTACTCCTTAGTTTTTGATTTAAGCAACGAGAGGAAATTTTTGAACTCACGAATCTGCACTTCGTACTGATCTTTTGCCGGAGCACTTTTAATTTCTGTCTCTATATTTTCAATTACTTGAGGTTGAATAACGCCATTGTTCCAAACCCAATCAACGCCTTCGTTAATACCATTAACGAAGGCTTCGTGAGCAGATGGATCTTGTACGATGTCGACTGTATTCAATATAAAGTCGTCGCGTACATAATTAACGCCATTCCTAGACTCAAGACTACCCATACCACGAGTTGAAACACCTAATCGAACTCCGCCATCAAGCAGACCTTTTACAATCTTACCGTTTGGGGTGTCTAATATAGATGCCTTTCCAATCACATTATCACCATCCCATTTAAGTTCGGTGATCTTGTGGGAAACTTTATCAAGGTTAATCGTTGGACCTTCAGGGTGATTCAATTCACCAACAGCACGACCTTGACTAACCTGTTCTGTAACGTATTTATCAACGGCCTGTTCCATGATGTTCTTCGAGTAAACACGACCGTTTCTGTTCTTTTTATTTGCTTGTGCAAAGATTCCTTCGATATAATAGTTCTTATTGCCGTCCTTAGTTGCTTCGGTAATGTATTCTATTTCTTCCGCATATTCTGCTATTAGTTTCATTACATTTCCTTTGCGAATTCGATGCCCATCTTTTCTGCCTCTTTCTGAGTCCGATAGGTATCTAGTTTGTCGCCATCAATAAAGACAGTGAATCCCTTGCTGTCTTTATTGACAGAGACTTTTACCTTTCCAACTTTTTTAGAAAAGACAGATTCTCCTTTGCTTTTGCTGGAGACTGCTTCTCTTATTTCTGAAAATCTTTTCATAGCATCTATTTATACAAAAAAGAATTTACACTTCGTCGTCGTCGAAGTCTTCTTCTTCAACAAACTCGAGATCATCATCGTTGATATCTTCTTCATAACCGAGCTCGTCAGCGTCTGGCGTATTAAAGATGTCAGCCGCAACCCTAACCTTTGCTTGCTCTAGTGCATCATTAACCCTTCCAGACAAAAGGTCGTTGAATTTCTCTTCTGCATCAGTGTATTTTTCGTCATCAATTTGATCGATAAAATCTTCAATCTCAGATTTCTCGAACGCCTTATCAAACTCATTATCTTCTGACATCATAATTATCTCCTTAAAGGTTTACTCTTGTAGAGCCAAGAATTCGCCCTTCTTGAGCGATTTCTCTGCTTCTGTTTTTGTTATACTCAAATCACTATCTATATTTTGAACTAACTGACCATATGACTGCGCGCCGACATCCGCTAGTTTACTGTATTGCCAAACAGCTGTCGCCAATTCGGTTATTTGAGACGGAGACAGTGTAGAGGTCGCAACCAATTGGTCAACCAAGTTAGATCGTGTCAAGTTGACCGAAACACCTTCGGCAAACAAAAATGGGTTGCCCCCTGCTTCTCTTGTATAAATGTTACCATTGACGGTTAAAATATAAGGGTTCTTACTAGGAGCAGGTTGTATTCTCCAACCGTTTTCCAGGAAGAAAGTAGAACCAACGTTCAATGTGTCATTAAGCGGTTCGCCACCAATCGCACTAATGACTTCTTTTTGCCAAAACGGATTGGGATATTCTGGAGAACTTTGAACCCATTCTTTGTAAGCAGAGTATATATCAACCTTAACATCAAGATCAGTTACGCCTTCATTGACATAAATTATTTTGGTGTATGCATCAAAGGCAACTTTTTGGCCGGGATATTGATTAGGATCCCACTGCCACCAAGTACCATAATTGAAATGGATTGAAGGCATTACTGTTTACGCTCTCGCCAGAAGATGTTCCAATTCGTTCTTGTATTTGGTTTTACTTCACTAGCATCACCATCTTCATCTTCGATTGGATCATCTAACCACTTATTCATAAACGTCCAAGTAGCACGTACTGTCGGATTGCCGTATAAAGCAAGACCTGTATAAGTTGGACCAGTAGTGTTTGTCAAATCTACATCAGCACCCATACCAAGATCGGTATTGTACTCTATCGCATTGATAGATGTCCAATAATCTTTTGCTAACTCGTCTGGTTCTAATCCTTCAACACTTGAATTAGTTGTAATAGCAGTAATGTTTCCTGCACCACCACCATCAGTAGTAAATGCTAAGTTTACACCGTTATAATAATTTGTATTGGCAGAACTTCTACCGCAGATTGCAACGTTACCTGTTGTACCTGAAATTGCAACAACCGTGCCAGTGCCTGTGCCTGCGCCAGAGGCAGTGAATATTTCTCCTGGTTGATTAATTGTTGCACCAACGGCAGTAAAGTCTGTGTTGCCGACAGTTACAATTTGATACTTTGTTGCTCCTGACATTGCAGTAGCGGCGATTGCACCCGCTGTAGCACATACCACTTTCATAATAAATGCAGTGGCACCAGTTGATGTGACTGTAAGTTTATCGCCTAACTGAAGGTTGGCACAGTCATCAACCGACAAAACACGAGTCAATCTGTCATCATCAATATCTGCTTGACTGTTATACAACCATGCTTCATCAAGAGATACATATGAAAGGAAGTACCAGTCAGCAGGATTGTCTACTTTATCAGACGAAGCATATCCAGAACCACCCGCTGTATTACCTGTATAGGTTGTGCCAAGAACTGTTGCTACATCTTGGTCTCCATCCACCTCTCTAATCACGACAGGTTGCTTATCTGAGAAACTGTGCCTGTTTATGCCGTAAATTGGATGTGGTCCAATTTTGATTTTTACTCTTGAAATACCAGTGCTATACTTATCGTCTGTACTAATAAATTCTGTCAATGGTTGCAATTGCCGAGCAAGATCTTGGTCGGACGTGTTTCTAACCGTACCATATTGGAAGTTATCGGACAACTCCGAGAAACTAAATTGTCCGATGCCATCAATCACGAATCTACCGATTTCAACGATATGCCCTAGATGATCTCCATCTGCTTCATACTGTACTGTTGGTGTGCTTGGAAGATTGTCTTTATATTCTACACCCCTCATAGTACAACCATAGAATGCTCTGGCTTCCATGACTTCTTTTGAAGTTGTCGCAATGTCATGTGCATTGATTTGGAAAATCAGCGGTTGGTATACAGTGTGGTTTTCATCACCTTCTGTACCATCCGGATTCAATAAGAATTGTTTTGGTGATAACGAAAACGCATATTGTGTAGAACTTTGAGAATTATACGAACCAGTTTTTAACAAAGCAGGGAAAAACGAACTCGAACCGTTACGTGTTTGTTTGGTTCTCCAATAAGGTTTTAATTCCGGTGAACCAAATAATTTGCTTTGATAGTCAATTGAAACTTGTTGTGCGGTTTTTAATGGATCGGTTATGCCTTCTACGAACACAGCGCTGCCGAATGCATAAAACTCTGATGCACTTGGCGAACTTGCACCATAGTTTGCTTGAGCAAAACACATTGGCCTTGAGGGATTGGAAAGAGGATGATTGTTTTGAGTGGCTACACCATTACCATTGTGATGGTACATTTCGTGACATACAACTCGTTCGCCTTGATAGAACACACCCCAACGAGTTCGACCACCACCAATAAACTGATAATCAATCCAGTAGGTATTAATCTTCGTCACATCGATTTTCATGCCAGATGGATTAGAACCACCGCCTGTTCCTAACAACGTATCTTGGTTCCATTCTTTCTGAAGAATTTCGTGATTCTTTGTGACACCATTAAAGGTAAATCGATGCACAACTCGTAGAGAAGAACCAGGACCAGTTCCTACAGGATCGGTTGGTGTTGTCCTACCGCCTGGGTTATCGTCAGACCCTTTAATCTGAAAGAAGAAACCGTCTGTGGTATCAAAAGCGCCCCAGTTACGGGCAACATCTTGTTTTCCTGTATCGCCTGCCCTTACAGCCATAACAAACAACATGCCCACAGCTTCTTCATAAGAATGGAATAAGTTGGATGTCTGTGTTACACGGTCACCAGCAGCAGTACCTACTGAAAGTTTAACTGCTCGTGTAACAGGATCCCATACGTTAGATACATCACTACCGCCTTCACGCGAGTTTACGAATTCGTTTGGAAGATTGCTCTTAGAGAAATCATAGGACGCCAGCAATTTTGCATCATTAATTTTCAGATTACCCATTGCTGTAATCTGGGGCGCTCCTTCATAGAATGTTGTAAGGCCGGCACCAAACTTATCAATATCCCAACCATATTCTGGGTTGTCGAACCCCATGATGTTTTGAGCAGGAATATAAAGATCTATTGGAGTGCCGTCAACCTGACCTACATTAACACCATCCAGAGATATTAATGAGTTGTCTGTTGGTTCATTATTTTCGTTTCTGTCCGCTTCGGAATAATGAACTGAAAGGGTTCCTGTTCCATTTTCTCTATCATAAACACCATGAACGTGAACCATACCGAAACCAGCAATATCGTACATATCGCCAATCTGCCAATTATGAGGACCGTATGTTGCTCCCGAACTAACACCACCATTTTTAAAGTTAATTTCGGCAGTGTGTATCATGTACACACGATCGCCAGTGCTTTCCGGCGGGATCCTGGTATATCTTTTTTCACCGGCCATCTATTGTCTCCAAATTAATAAGCATATATCAGTCTATTTATACTTATGGGTTTTCGTAATTTCTATCGTCAGTTTGTGTTACTGGAATTGTTGTTGTAGAAGCAGGAAAATCCAAAACATACACTGGCTCGGAACCAACCCTGAAAACCAGGATATCTAATGTCTGTCCACTTGTTGCTGAGAACGAGAATGATGCTCCTATTTGTTCTACTGTTACTTCTTCTCCTGTTGGCGCAAACCCCAATTCTGGTTGTTGTATTTGTGTATTGGGTTTGTCAACAACATTAATTTGGTTGGTGGTTGGTGTACCAACAACCTCAAATATATCGTAAATAACAAGGTCATCTGCTCTGTTTGTCACTCGTATTTCGTCTCCACCAGTTAGACTTAGTGTTGTGAAATCTGTTGTGGTAGAAGAGATTGTAATGACATCGCCGCCAGAAGAATCATAAGTTATGTCTGTTCCTGTAACAGCATTAACCGTCTCAATAGCATCGACGTTCACAGGCGATGCCACACTGCTTGTGTACGGGGAAGGGTTTTCTAATACCTTAACTTCTGAGTTTCCTAGTAGTCCACTAAGAGTAACAGTAACCGCTGCGGCAATTGTTATATCACCAAGTCCAGTGTTTTGCACTGTTGGCGTTGTTGCATCATTAACAATGTTGAGCGTTAATGTTACACCAGAATCTACAGAAGCAGTAATGGCAGAACCGCCGTTTCCTGTTGCGCCGCTGAATGTCCCTGTTGACCCAGTACCGTATCCCACCAACACATTGCCGTCCCAGTTTCTTGAAACGCTAGAACTAATTGTTCCCAAATCAACAGCGTGACTTGAATCGGTACGAGTAAAAGAACAACCTGTAATCAAATTAAGTCCAACAGCATCCGGGCCAGTGACTTCAATCGCAGTTGTGTCGGTTGTGTTCTCCAAAATACAACCAGTAATTGTTGCGCTGTCCTGTATAACTCGATTACATTCTTTGAATGTTGTACGAGTTACAGTTGTAGATTTTCCTAAAAGAATCTGACCAATGTTAATGATATTACTTTGTTTGATATCAATATCAGCAACTTTAGAAACAGACTCCAACACGCCACGGTTGTTCTGTCCAATGGCAGTATAATTCATACCAGTAATATCAATTGTTGTGGTGGCGTTCCCGTCAAACAACAATTGAGAGAAGTTAGAGGTTGAGTGAATTGTGTCAGGAATTGAAATTGTGGATCCAGGATCAACAAAATAACAAGAGTCTGACGCGCCTGCAACAGTTCTTCCTAATGCAAGTTTTCCTTGTAGTTCAAACCCACCACCAATACCAGTGAACACACCATAACGACCATTAGCAGAGTCATTAAAAATATTAACATCTTGGAATGTTGCTGGAGTTGTAACATCACCATCAGTTACAAAAATTCCTGTGCCATATCGAATAGCGTCGCAAGCAACGTTAGGACCACGAGAAGTGCTTAGGAAGTTAAACCCTCCACCAAAATATTGGGGTGCTGCACCAGGAGTTCCTTGAACCAGAGTATCTGAGTCAGTTGATGCACCGCTATTGTATTTAATAGGATAACAAATAAAGTTACGACCACCAGCACCATAAGTATCAGCGCCTGCAGTACCGTAGATAATTCTGTTGGTTGCAGTTCCTGTTCCCATCCATGCTGTTGCGCCAGCGTCACCAGCAAAGGAACCAACATCAGTTGAACCTATCGAAACTTCTGAACCAGACGCAGGACCAAGGAACTGCCAAAAATACACATGATCAGAATCGGCTAATGTGATTCCAGTCACGGCATCGTATTGCGCACCACGGTTGTTTCCACCAGCAGATACAAACGACCAAGAGTTAGAACCCTGAATTACAAAGTCACCAGTGATCGCTTCCTGAATGTTACCACCGGAGTTATAAGGTGCACTTGAGTTTCTCGACCATCCAGTTGCGGTCTCAGCATCTGTTATGGTGACTAGGTCTGTTCGTATCGTCGGCGCGGCCAATTATCAATTTCCAGTAGTTGTGTCGTTTAGTATTTCTTCAACCTCACCAACAAGACCTTCTTCCATTTCCTTCTTGAATGTTAAAACATCTTCAAGTTCAAATTCCCAACTTGGGTCGCGATCGCCTTCTACGAACCTGACAGTGCCGTCTTCGTTGTAGACAATGTCATTGTCCATTTTTTGGTGTGATTCTAAACGGTTTTCGTGAAGGGAAATGAACAAGACTTCATCTTCTGACCTGTTCAATATGTCTGCGGCTTGCTGTAATGTAATTCTCATTATCTAATCTCCTAATAAAAAATGTTGCTTAAAGACCACCAATAGTAATTATTAGTGGTCTAAAAGCAACTATATCAACTCAATTATGGATTTGAGTAGTTTCTTTCCAGAGCGGATACAACAGAGAATGTCTGCGATGCAAGACGCTCAATGGTTGCGGATACTTCCACATACGATCCGTTGGTTAATCCAATTGCTCGAATAATAATGTTTGCTGGGTTGTTACCCTGCGTGTCGCCTGCTGGTTTGTCACCCTGCGTATTACCCTCAAAGTCATAAGAGAATGTAACCGTAGAAAGATTACCAGTCAGGTCACCAGAGATACCACCAGTGTCTGGTGTTAATGTACCAGCAGAGTCAACCAACAGAGCATCCGGAGAGTTAATTGGGTGCTCATCAATTGTTGCAGAGAACGCTGAGTCAACAATTGGGAGGTTGTCATAACTGATCACAGAGAAGGCATTAGCAGATGGCGTAACAACGTTTGTTACTTTGTAAACCTGATTGTTATTGCTGTTAGTAGCACCGCCAATCTTAATGTAATCGCCGTCGTTTACTGTTGCTGGTGCGCCTGCGGTATAAACTACTGAGAAGTTGCCGCCAGCAGAAGTGAACGTAGCACTATCAATTTCTTCAAAACCTGCTGGCGCAGTTGCAGCAGTACCAGCATTTGTGATAGCAAAGTCTGATACTGACGTTCTTCTTGTGCGCTCAAAGAACACAGAGAATGCCGCATTAGCACCGTCCTGAGAAATTGTGTCTGAGAAAGACAGAGTAAAGTTCGCCGTGAACGGGAAAACTCGGTCAGCAAGACCAGTGGTTGTTACAGCAGAGTCAGATCTAAACGCCAGATCGTTAATGTCTGGAGAGAAGAAGTTAATAATTGCTGTACCAGACTGCTTCTCTGTGTTACCAGCACCAGCACCACCTGGGTTTGTAGCAGTCTTAGTCTTCAGTGTAGGACCAACGAATTCCAGAAGTTCATCCTGCAGACGACCGTATGCAGTAGAAAATGTTCCTGGAATGTCAGAGTCTTGGCGAAGGTAATACTGAACCCAAGAGTAAAGTTCCTGCTTACGCAGAGAACCATTAACGTCAGGAGATGATGCATCAATGGTAATACCGAATGGGTATGGACCACCTGTCAAGTCCTGAGTGTATCCCAGTGTGCTAGATTGTACACTTGCGGCAAGATAATTGACCGCTGCGGAATCATACTTTGTTGCAAGAGCAGTAGTACTGTTACCACCACCATCAATAGTTGTATCGTTTGCTGCCGGATCAGTAATGCCGGCATCTGATACAGTTACGTTCAAGTCCTGACCTTCGGCAAGAGGGAATCGCTGTACGTTATATGGCAGAGTTGTTCCTGCTGCAATACCGATATCAACCGTTCGCGTTTGGTCGTATGTCTTACCTTGCGTACGAATAAACACAGTAAGAATATCTGTCAGGTTGTTCTGTGCAGAACCATCTGTCAGAGTACCGTTATCAAACGTCTTAACTGCTTGGTTCACCTGACCTGGATAGTCAAATACAATCGGAGCAGTTGTGGTTGGGGCAACAGGAGTACGGTTTGTTGCGTCATAGAAAGCATAGTAAACCTGGTCTTGGTCAGCAGCGCCGATTGTACCTGTCTGTTCGCCGTCAATGTTACCCAGTGTGATAACACCCATGAACTGCTTTTCAAGAGTTGTGTTATCAGCAAGATATTCTCTCCATCCAGCAGTACGAATCAAAGAACGAGATACGTCTGAGTCTGGTTTCCAACCATAACGAAACTCGAACTGCTCAGGTGTAATAGCGATCATTGGGAAAGGATATGAAATCAAGTTCTTACCCTTTGGATCGTCCTTCCACTGTTCTTTTAGGAATGAGTAAAGTGCCTGACCTGTAACACCTGTTTCGTCCAATGTTGGACCAGATGGGGCAGCACTATTGTTTCTTACAATAATGTTCCTTGTACCTGTGTTAATGAAAATATTTTGGGCGCTATCAGTAGCAGCGTCCAAAAGATTGTCTGGATCTACAATTGTTGGCATTTGTTATTATCTCCTTGGTTGCGCAACCATTCAGTTATTTATAACTATGAGAAACTAAAGGACAGTCTATCGTCCCAGATTTTAGTAAATTCGGCAGTTCCATCTGCCCATAATATGTTAAAATCATCACCAACTTCTTCAATTCTTCTTATCCTCCATTTAGAAGCACTTGTTGCTGTTCCTGGTAATGCTTCTCCAATGTAGGTGTAATTTCCTTCAACATCAATAAGTTTGTTATACTTCACTTCTAGTTCCGTTCTAAGTCTGTTTAGAATATCCACAAAACTTTCAGGTCGAAACTTTTGCGTGTTTGGGTCGAATATAAGAATGCTATCGCCGACAACGTTGCTCAACTTTGTCTTTTCAACGTCAGCATTATCCAATAACTTATATGAACCACCTCCACTGATAGAAGAAAGATTCTGTAATCTTTGGTCTACCTTTCTATTTATTTCTTTTTGGCTTTCGGAAATCTTTCTATTGAAATCTTCAAGCAGCGCATCAAATTTTGGGGAATAGTCTGGGGCAGATTCGCCTTGTTCGCCTCTCTCTCCCCTCTCTCCTTGTTCTCCTTGGATTCCCTGCAGACCTTGCGGACCTACGTTGCCTATTGGTCCTTGCGGTCCTGCTGGTCCTGCAGGTCCAGTTTCACCTTTTTCACCTTGCGGGCCAGGAATTCCCTGCGGTCCTTGTGGACCTGTTTCGCCACGAAGTCCAATATCTCCCTTGTCTCCTTTGAGACCCTTCTCTCCTTGTTCGCCCTTGTCTCCTTTGAGACCAGTTAAACCTTGTGGACCTTGTAAACCTCGATCGCCAGTGACGCCTTGTGGACCTTGTTCACCAGTCTCGCCCTTGTCCCCTTTAGGTCCAGCATCCCCGCGCTGACCTTGAATTCCTTGAGGCCCAAGTAAACCTTGCGGACCAGTATCGCCTTTGTCTCCTTTGTCTCCTTTGGCGCCTTTGTCGCCCTTTGTTCCTCGATCGCCTTTAACTCCCTTATCGCCCTTTGGACCTTGCTTTCCCTGTGGGCCGGGAACCCTAGAAAGTTCTTCGATCTGTCTTTGTAAATTCTCGCTTTTCTTCTTAGCGTATGCAACACCAAAGGCAGCAACAACTTCGTTTTCCATTATTAGTTTTGCTCATTATTTAAGAAGTTAATCATTGTTTCATAAAGTTCATCTTGGGGCGTTGGACGATAATGTTCCTTGGCGTCTTGAGCAACCTTTTTCGTTGCATTAGGAGGACTGCCCTCATCGCTATCGTTGTCACCTTCCTTTGCCTTTGGTTCCGGTTTTGGTTCCGGTTTTGGTTCTGGTTTTGGTTCTTGCGGAATATCAAGAGGTTCTTCTTTCTCAAGATCATTTTGCATTTGTTTCAGTTCTTCGTCATTTAACCTCAACACATTGCGCATAATCCATTCTTTGGTATAAAATTCTCCAACAAACGCAGAAATCTCGTTCAACACACCAACTCTTTCTCTGATGATCTCAAGTTCTTTGAGTTCTGTGAAATGATTGTCTCTGACATAAGAAACCTGAATGTCGTTTTTCCAATCTTCCCAGTCATCTTCTGTGATAATGTTCTTAAGAACAAGTTGCTTCTTTAGAATATCAAGAAAAACCTTAGAGAATCTTCTTCGGAGTCTGTCAATAAACTTCTGGAACTTCAATTCGTCTCTTGTTATCTCAGTGGAACGACCAAGCGTGAACTGCGATTCTTGCTCCAGACGATTAAGCGGAACATTCATAGATCGATACAGTTTGCGCTGGAAGTATTCAATGTCTTCAATCTCGCCAAGGTTTTGACCACCAGGAAGATTGCTAACTTCTGTGCCACGACCACCTTCGCGGCGAGGCAACCAGAAATCTTCTAGCATTGACATATGCTTACGGTCATCTTTGATCTGACCTGTGGAAGCATCATAGACAAGTTTGTTTCTATATTTTGTCATGATGCCTTTCATATATTCTTCTGCTTTGCCCGTTGGCATGTTACCAACGTCAATATAAAACAACCGTCTTTCTGGTGCTCTTGACAGACGATAGATAAGCAAAGCATCTTCCATCATCTTCAGCATGTTTAGCGTCTTTAATGATTTGTGCAAATGTGAAAGAACTTTCACCCTTGCTTCGTCCATTAATCCAGAAGTAACATAACTGATTGCTTCGGTTGATATTTTTACTGATTGCTTAACTGGTCCTGCTGACTTTCCTTTTTTGTCGTCATAAATGTAATACTCAACAACCTTGTCGACAATATCAACGCCAGTCTTTTCGTCTTTTTTGTACTTGACTTGCTTGTGCTTTCTTATCTTTGTTGAGTCAATGTGACGAATTTCTTGAATGCCTGCTTTTAGGTTCTTTTCGTCAACAAGCAGGTGGTGAACAATTCGACCATCAATGTACCATGAACGGAATATCTCATGTCCAATTTCGTTGAACTTCAACATTCCGACAACATTGTCGAATTCTTCGGTGATTTGTTTTTTGATTTTATCAGATATTTCTGCATCTGCCATAGAGATTTCTACAGAGGATGTTAGTTCTGATGCAGAAATTGCTTCGTTGGTTATTTCTTCAACTGCAGCGTCAACTTCTGGGTGCATTGCTGCACCTCTGTAACGCATAATTTGTTCTTTGGAATCTTTGGCGGGTTCGCCGCCAGTGTTCAAATATTGCCCATAGAATCCACCATTAAGACCTGATACAGTAACATATCCCTCGCCATCTTCGTCTGTGGGAGGAACAACAGATTTTAATTTACTTTCTTCACTCTCTTGCTTCTTAGACCGTTTGATTTCAAATCCGAAAAGTTTGAGAATGGAATCTTGGGTATCTTCCATAATGTTTTCCTAATGAATAAAAGGGACTCTCAATTAAGAGAGTCCCAATTATTTATACAACTTCTAAGACGTTAGTCTATGAAGTTGTGTTTGACTCCCAGTACTGGACTTGGAACTCGACAGTGAACTCTTCAATTGTGTCGTTGGTATCCCAACTAACTTCAATCTCAGAAACATTAGAAGGGAAACAACCTCTGAAGTCATACTTCTTGAGAGTCGAACCATCTTTGTCAAGTTGTTCTACCAAGAGATCTGCTTGATATTCAACGGGGTCAACACGACCAGTATTTCTCTTGTGTTCGTTGATACCGTTCATCCATCTCTCGAAAGAATTTCTTACAGTAAAGTCTGTGTCATTGATGATTGTCACGGTCCATGGATCGAAAGTGCGATCGCCGCCGACTTTCAATACACGTCCTCTGAACGGAACTTCAATAACGCCGACCTGAGAAGCAGGAAGCGCCGCCGCCTTACACATAAAAGACGTTTCTTCAACTGCACCCTCGGCATAGCCAGGAAAGTTAAGAGTTGCCTTAAAGAGATTGGGACGAGCACCACCGCCTTGCAGTTTTGCTTTAAAATCATCTACGCCTAAAATTGCCATTTATTATTCTCCTTATACCGTTCCGACTACTTCGCTGAAATCAACGCCAGATCGAACAGCAACAAAGTTCAGAAGAACAAAGTTGATTGAACGCGCTGGTTTAACGAAAACGTCAAACACAAACTCGTTGCGGTCAACAACAGCGGCAGTATTGTTAGTTTCGTCGCAGACAACTCGGAAGTCAGTAATACCTCTCTGACCCTGAATCTGTCTCAAGAACGGTTCTACAATACCAACGAATTCTGCTCTTGTGAATTCATCGTTGAATTCGAACATAACGTTCTGCGCAGCAGCAGAAATTGCTCTTTCGATTGTCAAGAACAAACGACGAACATTGATTCTGTCAAATGCTGACGGACGAGACTCTTTTGTCTTGTCGCCAAACAGAACGACACCTTGTCCTGGAAGATTAACAACTGGGTTAATTCCATTCTTGTACAATGTATCCCTTTGCGATTTAGTAGCTGAGTAAGCTAACGAAGTGACACCAAGATAATTACCTCGACGGTTTCCAGCAGGGGAGAACCATGAAGCAGCAACAGCATCGGTGTTTGCCATAGTACCTGCAGTGCTTGCAGCAGCAGGAATGTAAACATACTGATCGTTGTACTTGTCGTACACTTTCAGATAGTTGTTATCAACAAACAGGTAAGAAGATGAAGTCAAGGTATCTGCAAACGCAACAGTGTCAGTGACAATGCTTGCAGCAGAGTTGTTAACAACAGATGCTCTGTTAGGTGATGCAATTGCTACACAGTCCTTACGAACTGTACTTGCTGTTGCAACCAGATCATTAACAACTGTAGTCTGATCTGCTTTTGCGGACATTCCAGGAGCAATCAGGAAGTCAACAGTAATTTCTTCAACGTTTTCGAATTTATCGAACCCAAGAAGATATTCTGCAGTTCCCAAAGCACCGCTGTTTACGCCTGCACTCAGAGAGTATGTCTTAACAGAACCATCTGTAAGCAGGAAGTTTGTGTTCGCTGCGTTAGTATCTTCTGTGAAAGAACCGGCTGCTGCGTCAGAATCTTGGTTTAGACTAACTGCGTGGATATATTCAGAACGCTGGTTGATAACATCCAGAACGAAGTTGTTTGAACCGTCTGTAGTTTTTGCGTCTTTTGCCGCAGAAACAAACGGATATACTTCAAGGATTGCGCCAGGAGTACCAGAAATGTCGCCGTCATCGTCAAGAACGATAACATGCATTTCGTCGTTTGAACCACTTACGCCAGAAGCGTAAGAAGAAGTTCCTGGTGCTGCGTCAAATTCATCGTTATATGTCCATCCATCATACGCAGAATCAGCTGCGTTTGCTGGACAAATCTGAACGCTGATGCTGTTACCAGCAGCGCCTGCATATCTTGCCACAAAAGTGTGACCGTCAGAGTCTAGTGCGCTTTTTTGTACCTCAAATGCTTCGTCGTTCTTAACAAGAACTGCAGCAGATGCCTGACTAGCAGCATCATACGCATTTTTTGCTGACGCATCAGCGCCGCGAACAACATAAAGACTTTGAGAGTAGCGCAAAAATGAAGCCGCTGACAAAAAGTCAACAGCAGTTGTTTGCGTTGGTGTTCCGAATCTTTGGACCAGAATTCCTTCGTTAGAAACAAGGACTGGTTCTTCGACTGGACCCCAACTAAAGTCGCCGACATATGCACCAATAGATGTTTGAATGGCAGGAACAACTCCTGTCAGGTCAACTTCTCTAGTGATGATAGCTGGCGATAAACTTGTGTTTAGTGCCATTTCGTTTTCCTTCTCTTAGCTAATAATAAGGGTTAACATTATACGGATAATATCTCAATAATGTTTATTTATACCAAAACGTTTTTTTACCATCCGTCTTCAAATTCTCTCTCGTTGAAGGGGTCAAACAATTGCCAAGCGTCTGATCTGTCTTTCTGTTCATACTCAGAGATCAAGTCTTCGTTGTTATCAATAAACCCGAACGGCGGAAGGTCGTCTGCAATGTCTTGTATGCGTTTATCAAACAACATTTGTTTTATGTTAATGTCTGTCATATCCGCAAAGAACTGAGTGTTAGCAAAATAACCAAACATAACAAGGTTCATCATCAAGTCGTCATGGTTTCCGTCAGATGCCTCGTATGATTGACCCTTTGCAACAAAAGTTGAAATCTCTATGATTGTCTCTTGGTCATACACTTCCAGTTTGCGTTCTTCCAGAATGTCTTTGATTGAAGAGCAACCAATGCGCTTGACCTTTCTGTCCATGTAAATGCCAATGGCATCTGATTTTGTTGCAGAGGTTAGGTGAACGTTCTCGTATTCAATTTCATGATATAACCCATAGCATGTCAACGAACCTTGGTCGTTGTTTTCAACGACAACATACGCATTATTGTATAATTTAGCGTACTTATAAATAATGTTTGGGAAGAGTATTGGAGAGATAGTGTTATTCCGATACACAGCAACCTGTTTAAACGGTTGGGTAGAGATGTCGATAAGGTTAAACGTAGAATAGTCCTGACCTCTTCCTTTCGAGACATCAACGGTCATGATGTACTCGTGCCTTGCGCAAGGTTCAGAATATATTAACATTTGACCACCTTCCAATATTCGCAGGGGCTCTTTTGACCTGAAGGACATTAGAGTCTCTGCGTTTATTAGGGTGTCGCCTGTTCCAAAGAAAGTGTTACCAAATTCTTGGTCAAACTGCAATTGGGATGTATTAGCAATGGTTTGCTTTTTCCATTCCTCGTCACGACCAGGAACATCATACCAATCAACTCTGAATGGAACATATTCGTTTGTTCCCTGAACAGCACCTTCCCAAATCTTATGGTAGGTGTTACCAATACCATTTGCTGTGGAAGTGATGATAACCTTGGTTGTGGTACCAGAAGTGATTACTGGATAGGTTGATGTATAGAACACATCTGCCTTTTCTACAAACGCAAACTCATCAAGATACAGAAGGTTGACAGACATAGAACGAATAGAAGAACCAGAAGTGGCGCGTGCTACGATCCTTGAGTTGTTGGAGAAGTCAATGTTACCTTTGTTAAGCGCTTTGCATCCTGGCTGCAAAAAGAAAGGCAGGTTCTCTAGCATCAAGGCAATACGCTCTAACATGCCTCTTGCATTCATGCCTTTGTTTGCTAGAATAGCAATGGTCTGTTCAGACTGAAACAAAGCGTACCAAAGCAAATAAGCACAACAAGAAATAGACTTACCCGACTGGCGGCATGCCAACACAATATTAAAACGGTTGTCATGAAAGTTGTCAAACATCTTTTCTTGATAAGGATAGAGTTCAAAGTTTACAAGACCTCTATCAAGATGGATGACTTTACAATACGTTTTACAGAAATAAACCGGATCTGTTCTACACCGATTATATTCTTTGATCTTTTCTAATGTCCAATTCTCAACAACACCATCTCTCTTGACATTGACGTTACCAAGGTATGAATTTTCTCTTGTTCGCGTGTCGTCTATAATATTCAGCATAATTTGAATTGTTCGCCAAGAACCGCTATAATAAAACAGTTATTTGATGGGGAAAGTAGTTATTCCTTTGGGGTGACGTCTTTTTCAACTGTCAACGAATCTCCCTGTAACAAACGTTGGAGTTCTTCTGTTGTCCCAACAAACACATTATTAGTTGTGTTCCCAGAAGAAGGCACAGCACCATTCTGTTGAGGCGCCGGAAGGGTTGACATTTGCTTTATTTGTTTTTCTTTCTTGTTGAGGTCAATGATTTTTTCTGTTATGTCAGCGTTTTGTTTTAGCATTTGTGCAAAAACTTCACCAGACCTTGGATGTTCTGAGGATTGAAGAATTTGCATCATCAGTTCTAACCCTTCCTGACCCTGTTCCAACAAATCATAATATTGCTTTCTAGCAAATTCTATGTCTGCATCAACAACCTTTTCATTATCGTCTTTCATTTTTTCTCATTCCTCTAACAAATCCCTTTGGTTCGTTACCTGGGATGCATAATTTATTTATAGTTCCGTTGTTATACCACTTTTCTCCTCTTGTCCCGTATCGTGGGTTGTTCTTACCAGATACTGCATGCTTCCTCTTGGAACAAAAATCTTTTGTTCTTCCAGGAACATACCCTGCAGGGATTGTCTCTTCCCTTGACAGATATATTGTTTCCTCGCCGTTATTAAACACCATTTTATTTTTTGTTGAACTACCGTGTGTTCTAGAACAATTTTTGTCGCCTTTAGAATTATGGTTCCCTAGTTTCCAACCCATAGGTTCTGAACCTTCTTCGAACATCTTTGAATCTGTGCCGTTGGTATAATATCTTTTACCTTTCGCAGATGTTCCTATCCTTCCCTTTTTGAAACCTTCAGGTATAAAAGAATACATATACTCCTTTGATCCATCGTTACACCAAATCAACCCTGAGTTTGAAAAACTATTAGCGGGACTATTATTCAAACAAAGCGGATCTGTTTTCCACTTATCGCCCAAATAAAAATCTTCGTTTTCGATATGGTAGGCACTGCTATTGAATGTTTCTAGTATTTCCTTTTTAAAAGTATATTTTTTCCAATAACGTTCGTTAGACACAGGAGAACCATAATATTCATCCGTTTCAGGGGTTTTGTTTTCTGGACACTTTCTTCTTCCGATATAATAATGACCGGAAGAAAACAGTATTTTGTATGTGTAATAAATAGACATTGCTGATAACTCCATCTTAGTTATTAGAATGGTTGGGGACTGCCATCCCGCGAACCATTTAGTTTATTTATACACTAACCGTTTTTCACTCATGGCACACTATCTAATGCAGTATAAATTTCAGTATCAACTGTAAAGTCGCTATCTGGACTTACGTTCAATGGGTTTGGTGTTGTTATCAATGTTTCTAGAGGACCAGCACTATCGTTCAAGGCAAAGTCTTGCTCGTAAACTTCTCCTCTAACTTCTCTAATTATAGGTGCGTTATCATTAACTGGTCCATAGAACGCAATCTTCATCTGGAAAGATAATGTGTAGATGATTGTTCTTCTCTGCTCTAGCGGACCTTCATAATCATCTGTGAAGGAAACTGCTTCCAGAGTGATTGGAACATCATCTTTAATTTCTGGCAACTCCTTGATTGGTTTTACCGTCAAGGTGTACTGCGGGTTAAAGTATGGAATTATCTGTTCTACAATTTGTAATGCATCATCTTGTGATTTTGCATAGACATTCAACTCAAAAGAAAGGTTGTATGGTGTTTGGGCATATACAGACTTTTTAGAAGTGTTGTCTGTTCCAGGAAACGAACACTTTAATGTTTTCTGTAACTGTCTAACTGCATCATAATCAATAGAAACAATCTCAAAAGACATCCTTGGCAGTTTGATTGCAATTTGTCTTTCGTTGTCTTCCCCACGACTCATCTGTTCAATGCGCTCAATGAAGTTTCTCTTTGGAGCATAACTCAATGGCACCTTTGCCTGATTGACAGAAGATGTTGTGGATCCTGGACGAACAATGTAAATGTTGTCAAACAGAGAACCAAATACGGCAACTGCCTTACGAATGCGTTGGTGGTAAAAATGTTGAGAAAACATTATCGTTTTCTCTTAATAACAGCCACAGGAATTTTCTTTATTCCCAACTCTTGCGCTGCTAGTGCTCTATGAAAACCATCCTGCACAAATCCCCCAGGAGCATAATCCAAAATTGGCATATCTATTTTCGTGCCGCTTTTGATCAAGTCCTTCAGGTTATCTACCTTTTTTCTTCCGCCCATCTTCATTCTCTTATCGTACGCTTTCTGCACACTGATCTTTTGTCCCTTAGCCATAGCATTTTGTAATGCTTTAATCGTCATTATTTTAACTTCTGCCTCTACGCCATATTTCTTTGGGTTTTTTAGCATGTCGTCTATTTTCTTTCTTCCGGTTTTTTCCCGAGAGAACGGGTCTGTAACGCTTTCTTCAATGTACCTTCTAAACGACAACATTACTGCGGATCCCCAAACGGATTCTCCTTGCAATTATCGAAGTGATATCTTGTCATGTTTGGACCTTTTCCTTCTTTATTGCAGTGCGGGCAAGTAACTGCTTTCAAATTGTGTTTCAAACCCTTACCGTACGAGCGACCCTTTAACTTTTCGCTCATCAACCTTTTAAACTCTTCAGAACGAGGCGCACGTTTCTTTCCTTTAAGTGCTTTACTTATACCTTCGGAACGTTTCTTTCTGATCTCTGGGTCTTGCCATGTCTTTCTATTTAGTTCTGCCACTTTTTCAGAAGTAAATGCACCAACGGGTGCGCCTCTTTTCTTTGCCGATTCGCTCATCTTCTTTCTCGCAATTTGTCCATACTCCCCGCTAACCCCCTCTTCCGTTTTCAAGTTAGCGAACTCAGGATTGTCGATTACTCCATATTTTTGCGACAGTTGGATTCCCTTCTCTTTCAATTCGTTCTTACATTCGGTTTCAAACAAAACGGTAGTCGTTACATCATAACCGTGTTTTGCTATATGTCTCTTCCAGTGTACTCCAGACCCAGTATATTTGTGGGCATCTTCTTTTTTAGTGTAACCCAAATATTTAAGTCCTGTCTTGTTGTGTTCCTTCAGATATAGTTTGTACATCTTGAACCCTTTTGTTGTATAAAGTTTCTGCCAATTCAGTATCGGAAACATCTAGAAAGAAACCCAATCCTTGCAATCTAGTTGCTTTTTCTAAATCTTCCAATTCCCACATTATATTTATACACCCAACGGGTTAAGTTCAGTTATTTTTTAATTTATTATGGCGAGTCTGATGGATCTCCAAAGGGGTTGCTCTCTGTCCAATCGATGAAGTCTGCAGCAAATGTGCTGAACGTATCATTCTGTGCTGTCTCTTGTATATTCTGTAGTTCTTCAATCAGCGAAGGAATACCTGTTGTGCCAGTTTCTGCGCCAGTAACAACAGTGCCCAGAACAAAATTATGGTACTCGCCATCAGAGGTTCTAACGTGCGCCAGATAGAGTTTGTCATCAGAATCATTCCAGTTGACAACCTCGCCAGTGATGTTGAAGTTTGAGTTGACCTGCGTGACATCTTCACCAACACTGAAATCACCAGTAACAGAACTCAGCGAAAGAACGTATTGGTACGTTGCGAACTCTTCAATATCATCAATTTCCTCAATGTTAGTATCAAAATCTTCATCGTTGTATTCAAACAACTCACAGGTCATTCTGAATGTTGGCAGATTGTTCAGTTGGTAAAACGGCGTTTCGTCCTCAACTTTCATGATTTGGAAGAACGACTGCGACAACGGCAAATAAACCAAATCCCCTTCTCTTGGTCGATAGAATGGGTTTATTGGTGACTCTTCAAACGAACCCACCGTTGACTTGAATCTTCTTCTTGAGACAATGAATGTTGCGGCGTCTCTTATCTCTACGCCAAACTTTGTAAAAAGATCTCGGTCACCTTCAAACCCATCAGTGTTCTCTATAAACATCTCCAGTTTATATGCATTCTGGAATTTAGAAGAATTGTCATCCAAGAAAATCTCATCTTTGTAAACAAGTTCTCTTGGAATATAATAGGTGTCAGTTCCATACTGCTGGATAGATTCAATGATCAAATCTTCAAGAAGATATTGCTCGTTTCTTGAACCTCTGCTTATGTAACGGTTGAGCGCCATTCAATTTAACCTATAAAGAAGTCGCAGGGTTTTTCCTGCTCCAACCTCATGTTTTCCAATATTCTTTCTATTTCTGTTTGTGCATCATCAAACATTTGACGACCGTTCACCGTTATGCCACCAGGAAGAAGCATGCCATCAAATTTCATCATGTTCAGACCCCACTGTTCTTTGATTAGTGCAGTGGTATAATCCTTAATGAACATGTCGTTGTAGATACTTGTGTGTGACTCTGGGTTCACAATTTGTCGAACTTCAGCAACAAGGTAATCTCCGGTCTGTATATCTCCATCATTAAAGTCTCCAAAGATATACAGTCTGTCTTGTTTTCTTTGGAATTCAATATTCGGGGTTCCGTGAAACTGCATATCAATCAGTTCCAAGTATTGCTGCAACTGGTGGTAGTAAGCAAGATCTCCGCTGAAACTCAAGAAATCTCCCATGCTGTTCAGAAACATCTGATACTTGATATCAAACATGTTGTTTTCTGTTCCAAAAGTATTTTTGATAGGAAACAACTTGGTCACAAACATTACATCAGAAGAAATCGGGATGAACTGATTTGACATGTCAGAATCAGTAACTAAATGCTTGACATAACCTCTTACAGTTGCATCATTATGAAATTCTTGATACTTCTGTAATGCATCATCGACTTTATCTTCAACCTGATCTACGTCAACGTTGACTTCCAGAACAGGTTCGCCCAACCTTCTGAAACAGTAGTCAACCAATTGTGCTCGACTGTTTACAACTGCCATTTATTATTCTCCGGTTTATCCTATTATTTATACTAGGAAACTTCTTAATTAGTTGATATGCCATCCCCAACTGGAATCTATAAAAACAAACAGACTGTTTGCGTATTTAACGTCAATTGTAATGTCAGAATCAAGACCCATAATCTTGTTGCCGTTTCTAGCAACAACAGTGTTAGCAAAATTTCTTACTGTTAATTCTAATCGGTCTCCGGCATCTGCTGCTGGCAATGTCATTGTTTGCCCCGAATCGCTGAGGTGATAGTGGTTGTCCTTTTGCATACTAATGCCAGTTGCGGTCACAGTAACAGGAAATTCTGACCCGCCGCCTGAGACACCCGCCAATTCTGTTTGGACATAAGCAGTTGTTGCTATCTGGGTTGTGTTTGTTCCACCAGCTGCTGTTGGTGCAGTTGGCGTTCCTGTTAGCGCAGGAGAATTTAGTGGAGCAAATCTATCATTAATAGCAGCAGATGTCATTAAGTGATCGTCAACGTCATTAAACTCGCCGCCAATATCAATGTCGTTCATTGTATGACCGCCAAGACTTAACGAAGCAGCAGTGAATGCTCCAGCATTAGAAATGCGAGAAGTTCCGCCAATCTGCAAATCACCGCTGGCAAGGTTCATTCCCCCTGAGCTGTTAACCTCTAGAACAGCAGAACCATTATATGTTATGACCACCCCGCCTGTTTGGTCATACATAAAGATTCCGTTTCCTTGTTGGGTGTTACCGAACCAGTAATCGCCTGTGTTGATATTATATAATCTTATAGCGTCTGTTTCGCCCTTAAAATCAGCAATCAGCGCACCGCTGTTGTAAGTTCCTCCTCCTGCCCCATTAGTGTTTTCTATGGTTAGTGTTGCGGTTGCACTTGCTTGGGATGCATTGATTGTGCTGAAACTGGTGATTGTGCTTCTAAATTCTGCAGAACTATCAAAGCGGGATGTGCCGTTTACCAGAAGTTTCTCGCCGTTATCTGAGTCAGTTCCAATCAGAACATTACCCCCAAACTCAGCAATACGAACAATGCCAGTGTCGTCAACTTCTAAAGAAGGAATACCTGAAATGTCATTGACAGAAAAGATTGTTCCTGTAAGAGAATCTGTTATCGAAAACAGTTGCCCAACATCACCAATCCACGACAGAGTGTCGGTGCTGTCAAACAACATTTGTATTGTCAGAAGTCCAGAAGCGGAATCTATGAATAGAATGTTTTGGGTTTGTAGTCCGTGCTTGACTACAAACCTTTTATCGTTCGCCATCGGTTCACTGTCCCCAAATGTGCGTTATTATTGTTATATTGCTATTTATAAACCGTACCTACCTCGATGAGCATTGAATAACTGTTTGACCTCACCGCCAGACAGATCTCGATTAAAAACGTAAACCAAAGGAATGTCGCGGTAAAATCCTGCATTGGATGGTCCGTCAATAACACCCAACTTCATTTGTCTTGCTGATATCGTGTTTACAGTTACGCCTGTTACATCTGCAGAACCTTCAAGTTCGCCATTAATGTACAACTTGGTAGTGTTAGTTTCTCTCACGCCAACAAAATGATACCAACCAGGAACACTAATATCTGACGCTGTCTGAACCTGGTAGAGGGTTGTTCCTCCTTCTATAGTAAAGGTTGGATATCTTGCCGTCTGACTGCCACCCAGGCCCAGGAACCACTCGTTTGTTCCAAGCTGTGCACCTGTATTCCACTTGGTTATAAATTGCCCTCGCCTACCGCCGTTTGTTGAGGTCCAAGAACCTGCCAGATAAAACCAACCACCAACAGTAAAGTTGTTTGCTCCAAAATCAAAAAGAGGCACATCAGGAAAGGTCACAACATCACCTGTGTTACCAAATGACATTTTACCGAGGTCGTCGCTGCTGTAAGCAACTGCACCACCTAATGTTGCATGGTTTCCGTTCTCAGTTAAGTCATACCAAGTGCTGCCTGACCCAGCGTAACTCTTTGAGTTGGCAGCATCCCAGAAACCAATTAAAGAAGTAGAAAGAACATTTGGTCCAGCAAAGGCAGCCATTATAACCCGTACCTTCCCTTGTGGGCATTAAAGTTTTTCAGAACTTGATCCTGTGTCAACCAAGTGTCATAAATTGAACATAACCCAACACGCCCCCTAAAGCGATCGTCGCCTCCTGCATCTAATCTTGCGCCAATTGCCAGAGGCCAGGTAACTGTGCTATCTGGCGTTGTTGTGTCTGCTAGACTATCAACCAAGACTGAGTTTCTATAAAGTTTAAGTCCTGTTGTGATATCATAGGTTCCCTGATAATTAACCCATGTTTCAGCTTTAACATCGCTGTATGCATCTGCGTCAACTTCTGGCTGATTGGACCCGTTATAGAACCCAAACCGAACATAGGTGTCAGTGGTGTCTGCAAAGAACCCGTAGTTTCCAAAGTTGGTTCCACCTTTACCAAAAAGGCAAGCGAACGTTGCACCCTGATTGGAAGAACCATAAAACCAAATGTTCATAGAAAAACTACCAGAAATCTTCACATTGTCTCCCCAGTCCACATGACTTGCACCAGTATTTGGCAGGTCAAGATACCCGTCTGTTACTGTTGCCGGACTGTTGATTGCGCCAGAGAGTTTGTCCTTTGTTAAAGAGTATGCAGTGCTTCCGCTTCCAGGATAACTTTTAGAGTTGGCGAAGTCGCAGTAAAAGACCAGGTTGTTTGTTTCTATTTTGGGACTATGATGAAGTGCCATTATAAACCAAACCTTCCGCGAACAGCATTGTAGTTGATCTTAACTTGTTCTGGTGTGAAGTGGGTATTATACAATCGAACAAGAGCTATTTGACCATCCAGAGGCTGTACGATCCTTCCTGGTGCATAACCCATTCTCATAGTGGTGACAGTTGAATTAACGTCTAACTGTGCTGAGGTATATGTTGCGTCCTCAACGCCATTAATATAAATGTAGTTGTTGACGCCAACTTCACGAGTTGCAACAACATGATACCAAACTCCGAGTTGGAAGGTACTGTTACTATCAAAGTTATCGTTGCTTCTTGCCCCGAAATTAAATTTTCTCCCGGATGCAGGTTTATAAACCTGAAGTCCAATTCCGCCAGCGTTGTTTTGACCAATAATGCTTGATCCGTCACTCAAGATATTAGTGCCAAGCAATGACTCTCCATCTATCTTGACAAGAGCTTCTATCGTGTAAGCGATATCCCCGTTACCTATCTCTCCACCTGTATTAACGTAACTTGTGCCTGTTGTGATATAGTCAGAAGAAGATGCAAACGTAAACGCCTTTGCAGAAGAATCATATGTTGTTCCAGTAATAGTAGCATTAATCTTTGTCTTGCTGATATCAGTAAAAGTAGAACCGGAACCGCTATATGATTTTGGGTTCGCAGCATCCAAACAAAGCACTAACCCATTGTTGTTTGTCTTGGGATTATAATTAGTTGCCATTACACATCCATTAATTTCATTGTCATATCAAATTTGGTTGAGGTTGCAGAATTGGGTGTTATCAGAATTCTAAAGTTACCGCCTGATATGTCCACATCATATGTTGCCAGTTCGCCATTAGTTGTCACAATACCATATTCGGTTGCTGTTGCTGTTGTTGTGTCGTGCACAATCATGAGTTCTGTGATATGTCTATCAGAACCTCTTGTTGCGTTAATGATTGCTTTACCTCCGCCCCATGTTGCTGTATCAATGCTTGCGAATGTCTGCTGCGCTGTTGATGTGTATGTGGCTGTTTGAACGAAATCACCCGCAACAACCGTTCCGGCAGTTGTGGCATGCCGAACTATTTCGTTGAAAGTGTTTGTTCCAGTGAATATGTTGTTTGCTGCCAGAGTTGGAATCGTAGAAGAGTCCACCTGGAATGTGATTGTTTCGTTTGCAACTTGGTTGACCGTGAAGTCGCCACCAATCAATAATCCAGCGCCAGCATCTAGAGTTATTGTTGCGTTGTTTGTTGTAACTGTCGGCGGCAGTCTGTCGCTATCAATAATACCATGCGTGTCTGTGTTAATGTCAAGCGAAGGTATCTGCGCGCTATCAAAGATCCCACCAACTATGTCGGATGCAGTTAAGACTGGGATTCTTGCTGAATCAAATATTCCGCTGTTTATAATGGCAGCATCACCAGTAACGTTCTGCAACACGCCAGCGTTTGTAATTCTAATTGTGCCAGCAGTCTTGAAACTTCCAGAAACAACATCTACACTATAATCAGTTTCGTCCAATTCAAGGACAATGTTTGAAGACCCGTTGGCGGAAATTATAAAATTGTCATCATCTGCACCATCAATCCATGTACGCCATTCTCTTCCAGTAACGCCATTGATGTAAGCAAAACCAACGTCTCTATCAAAATCGCTAATCAATTGAAAAGCGTTTGAAGATCCAGTGTTATCTGTCGCCCTTAATACTACAGGATTTGTTGGTGTTCCTTGAAGTTCTGTTTGCCCAGTAAAAGTTTTGTTGCCTGCAATTGTCTGCGCGCCAGTTGTTCTAACAACTGTGCTATCAACATTAAACGTTATTGTTGCAATGCCTGTCTGGTTTGTGGTGAAAGATCCACCGCTGTCAAGACCGTCGCCAGCAGCCAAAGTTATTGTTGCATCGCCAATGGTTGGTGT